ATTTATTTGGTAATATGCCAGAACTGCTAACGCAAAGTTTAAAAACAAATTTTAAGTACGGGGACCAAGAACCTGTAATTAGCACTTACTTTACAGGAAGCGCTGACAAATTTGAAGAAGCTTGGACTAACTGGAAAGCAGCACAAGATGCAGGCGAATCAGAAAAACAAAGACAAGAAAGAGAAGCTAGGGAAGCTGAAGCAGCTGCTGAAAGAGAACGTCAAGAAGAGCTTAAACGTATACGTGACGAAGAAGCAGCGGCAATAGCAGCTCAAACTTATGTGTATGAGCCTGAAATTGCAGACATGGGAGCATGGTTAGATACTGAAGGATTGATTGATTTAAGTCGAGAAACTGTTAATTCTGAAGACTGGAGAAATAGATTCTTTAATCCTAAAAACTACAATAAAGAACTTGAAACTGTTCTTAATTACTATGAAGTTAATGACGCTCCTCCAAACGCTAGTGATTTTCAAAGTGAAAATTATTTTATAGCTAATGCAGTTAGATGGAATGCGGTACAAAAAGCCGGTAAAGCTTTTGGTTCTGATGTAGTTATTGCAAGAGATTCATCAGAAGTTGTTAAAAATGAATACGGCAATATTGTAATTGATGAAACTTTAGGTACAGCAGAAAACCCCCTTCCTCCACTAGAAGGAATATCTCCAATACCTGGGTATATGCACGGTGACATAGTTTTTGATGGACAAGACCCATTAGTGAGATTAAGACATTATGATGACTTTTCTCTTTGGGCAGAACACCAAGCACTTTATAATGAAGGAGAAGTAGAGCGATTTGAACAACAAGAAGCTGCTAGGATTGCTTTAGAAGAACAAAGAGCACAACGTGAAGCAGAAAGAAAGGCTGAAGAAGAGCGTTTGGCAGAAGCAGCTCGTGTGGCTGAAGAACAACGAAAAGAACGTGAACGCTTAGAGCAAATTAGATTAGCTGAAGAACAACGTAAAAAAGAAGAAGCAGAAGCAGAAGCTCAACGTTTAGCTGATATAGCTGCAGAAGAAAAACGTAAGCAAGAAGAAGCAGAAGCTGAAGCTCAACGCTTAGCTGATATAGCGGCAGAAGAAAAACGTAAAAAAGAAGAAGCAGAAGCAGCTGCAGCTGAAGAACAACGTAAAGCTGAAGAAGCTGCAGCAGAAGCGCAACGTTTAGCTGACATAGCTGCAGAAGAACAACGTTTAGCTGACATAGCTGCAGAAGAACAACGAGTAGCTGACGAAAAAGAAGCGCAACGTTTAGCCGATGAAGCAGCCGAAGCCGCAGCAGCTAAAAAAGCTGAAGAAGAAGAAGCTGCAGCGGAGGCTCAGCGTTTAGCTGATATAGCAGCAGAGGAACAACGCTTAGCTGATATAGCGGCAGAAGAACAACGTAAAGCTGAAGAAGCTGCAACAGAAGCTAAGCGTTTAGCTGATATAGCGGCAGAAGAACAACGAGTAGCTGAAGAAGCAGAAGCTAAACGACTAGCTGATATAGCAGCAGCAGAAGAAAAAGAACGTCAGCGTCAAGCAGAACAAGCTGAATTAGAAGCAGCAGCTAAAAAAGCTGAAGAAGAAGAAGCAGAGCGTCAGCGTCAAGCAGAATTAGAACAGCAACGATTAGAAGCAGAAGAAGCTCTATTAGCAGACGCTGAGGCTCAAAGACAAGCAGATTTGCTAGCAGGTTTACCTCAAGTAGGTGAAGCATATCCTAACGGTTTAACAGTTTTAGATGCCGGTGGAGATGGCTCATTGCCTGTTTCATTTGTTGAAGGGCATGACATTAATACTATAGACTGGGCAGAGTATGCTAATAGAGGTTATGATGGTGAGGTAATACTAGGTAACTGGATAAGAGCCGGAAACAGCTTAGCGATAAGTCTGACTGGCGGTATGAATTTCGGGGGCAGTGCTCCTTATGTCGCTAAATATCATCCTCAATACGGTGCACCTGTTCCTGAAGTGACTAGAGATAGCACACCAGATTATAGTTATATTGATGCTATTACTCCTGCACCTTTAGAAGCAGGAGCTACGGGTAATGATAAGTATATTGACTTTGCTCAAAATGAAATGCGTCCTTATTTAGAAGCTGCTTATGAACAAAGAGATAAATATGTAAACGGTTCTAATTTTACTGAGCCTCCGACACCTCCTGTAAATCCCGGTCCTGCAATCATGGACCCGGCTTTTGTTGACCCAGAAGATTATATTAGACAAGATTTTTATCATCATCGCTTTCTGTCTCAGTCGAGAGGGGCTGCAATAAAAATTTACAATCATGCTAATGCTTTGTATACTATAGCACGAGCAGCTTATGACGCTGACAGACAAGTAACTCCAGACCCTGAACCTGTTGAATTTGTAATGCCTACATTTACAGCAGAGGATGCCGGAAATCCTCCTATATTAATGGATTATCCTGAAGATAAAAGATTAGAAGTTTATGCAGAATGGAAAAGAGCTACAGGATTTGAAGAGCAACAAGAAGAAGAAGAAGAAAGTATTTTAGCTGACCCAGAAGCTCCTGAACAAGCTCCAGAAACTCCAGAAGCTCCTGTAACTACAGATGCTTCTGGACGACCTTTAGAAGAGTTTTATAACTATGAAAGCTCAGAAGGTCAAATGCCTACTGCTGAAAATTATGAGCCTACTGCAGATACTCCTATGCCAACAGCAAGCTTGTTTGTAAATAGCCCATTAAGCTATTTGCAAAATTTTGATGCTTACATGACAAAATGGCAAAATAGACCGCAACCTGAACCAACGCCAGAACCTGAACAGCCTCAAGTATTTCAAGTAGCTGAATATACTAAAGGCAGTGATATGCCGAACCCTAACAATTTTCGTGACCCCAATTATCCGTCTAATGCGTTTACATTATCAATAAATGCTTGGGTAAGTGCACAAGATATTCAACTAGGCGACCCAAAACCTGTTAAAAAAACAGGAATGATAGACCAACAATATGCCCCTTTATTAAGTGCTTGGTATGCAGCAGGAAACACTGACGAACCAGTAATGTCACCTACTACACCTGACCCTACTGACAGTATTCTTGACCAACAAGAAGAAGAAGCAGAACAGCCTTCTGACAGCCTTCTTGACCAACAGGAAGAAGAAGCAACAGGAGAAGACACAGGTTTAGAAGAAGCTGACCTTCCTGAACAACCCGCAACAGAAACTCCTGCGGAAGAATCGGCAGCTGATGAAGCTGAACTAACAGAAGAAGACATCCCAGAAGAAAACATCTTAGTAAATGTAACGTCTACACCAGAAAGAGATTATAGTTTCTTAATTAAACCGAGTAGAGACAATTATAATATTGACTCTGGTGGTGCAGTTAATAGAGTTACCAACACTTTAAGATATAATCAAGACGTAGCATTATACAACGCTCAAGTTGAAAACTTAGATAAAGTATATGATAAGTATCTTCCAATTATTGAAGGTAAGGATACAAGAATACCTACGCCACCTAAAAGAGTTTATGAACCTACTCCTCTTCAAGATGGGGCTAGTGAAGAATCTTTAAGAACCTATCAAACAGAACTTGCTAGATTTAAAACATACGAAATAGCTAGTGAATTATACAGCTTAGCTTTACCAATAGCTCAAAACACAACGGAAGCAGACACTATGGCTAGAGAAACCACCACACGAGAACCCGGAGCAACAGTTAGCACATACAACTCTTCTGCCGCTCCTGTAGGTATAGCATTAACTACACCAACAACTCCGACTATAACGCAATCAGCTGACTCTATAGATACAACAGTTGCTTCTGGGACAATTACAGAAGGCGATAGTGTTCAAACTTTAGACCAAGCAGGAACAACTTCAGCTCCTACTATAACGCAAGGAAACTTAGGAACAACATCACAACAAGGTGCTCCTACTAGTGTTGCCGGTCCTGACACTGATGTGACTGGTTCATCGTATACTGCTTCTACTGTGGGTGAAGATACTGTTACAGGCACAGCAGCGACAGACGTTACACAAATTGCAGAAGCTACAGCAACTGCTCCAACAGCTACAGGAGCTACAGCAGCTACAGTAAACCAAGCAGATATTACAGCTGCTCAAGCTACAGCGGCTACTGGAACTTTATCAGAAAACTCTTTAGCTATTGCAGCTACTTCTTATGGTAAAGCTAAACAAACTCCAGAATATGTTGCGTTAGAAGCTGCGGCAGAAGCTGCAAAAGCAGCTATGGAAGAGGACCCACTATATAAAGCATCTAAAATGGTTATTCCTTTAGCTATAGAAAACGGTGCGTCTGAAGGACACATCAAAGGCTTATATGATTCTTTAAATCGTGTTCCATCTTATCTAGAATACGCACAAGCAGAACAAGCTAGACTTAAATATTTAGATTTAGCAGGAACACAAAGAATTGCAGAAGTTGAAGGACCGGACGTAGCTACAGCATATTCTGCTACTACTTTAAATACTGAAGACTTGGCAGAACTTATAGCTATTGCTGAAGAGCGAGGCGTAAACATTGAAAACTTGCCTGAGTTTGATACAGCTAAACAGCGTATAGCTCAGTCAGCTGCAGCAGCACAAGGCACAGCAGCTCAGTTAGCAGGAGAAGAAGCTCCTACAGCTACAGCAGCTACAGCCGAAACTGGAACTGCTACAGGTGTTTCTGCGCTAACTACGGATATTGAAGATGTACCGGCATACGCAAAAGCAGCTACTCGTACAGCTCAAACAGCTGACGCAGCTACAGGAGAAGCTACGGTAATTTCAGATGCTGACGTTGCTACAGACTTAGAAGGTCGTGAAGCTATTACAGGCACTGCACCTCAAGGTTCTGCGGCTGAAATAGGCGGTGTTCCTACATACGAAGCTGCACAAATGCAAGCAACAACTTCAGAAGATAGAACTCTTAACGCTTCTGAAATGCTAGAAGTCGTAGCAGATATTCCGGAAGCTACAGCAGCTGCGATTGCTCAAGACCCTGCAGTTGTTGAAGCTCAATTAGATACTGACCCTGACCCTGAAGTATCTGCAAAAATTGCAGCTCTTCCAAAAGAAGCATTAGTATCTTCACAAATGGAAGTATTGCTTGCAGGTATAGAGGACGGCAATATTCCTGCATGGGCTAGACCAACTGTAGATGCATTAGAAGGAGTTATGGCTCGTAGAGGTTTATCAGCTTCTACTGTAGGACGAGATGCTTTGTTTAACGCTATTATTCAAAGTGCTTTACCTATTGCACAGGGCAACGCTACAGCATTACAGAACCGAGCTAATTTAAACTTACAAAATGAACAGAATGCTGAAATTGCTGCAGCTAATAATGTAATGCAAGTTAGACTAGGTAATTTAGCGAATAGACAACTCGCAGCTTCTGAAACTGCACGTATGGCTCAAGAGATTGCTGTAAAACAATCTACATTTGACCAACAAGCAGCTGTAATTTCTTCAGAGCAACAACAGCAAACAGCATTAGTTAATACGCAAAATGCTCAATCTAAAGCAGCTGCTGATGCACAAATGCAACAACAAGCAGCCTTAGCAGAGTTTAGTGAAAACTCACGAAGAGATTATGAAAACTTAAAAGCTTTAAATGATGCATCTGTAAATAACTTAAATGCTGAACAATCAATGCGTCTTAAAAAGTACGATGCGGAACTAGCTACAATTATCCGTCAAGCTGAGCTAGACCAAGACATTGAGAAAGCTAACCTTAATGCAAGCTTATCAGTAGAGCTACAAAACTTAACGCAACAAAATGATGCAGCTAAAGATACAATGACTGTAGAAAATCAAGAGCGTTTAGTAAACTTACAGACTCTTGTAGACTTGCGTAAAACAAATGCTACGCTTGCACAGCAAATGGATATGGCTAATCTTACTAATGAGCAGCAAGTTGAATTAGCGGTGTTACAAGATAAAGCTGCTACTGATGCTGCTAACTTTACAGCTGATAATCAATTTAGATTAACTGAACTAAATAATAAAGTAGCCCGTAATATTAGACAAGCAGAGTTAGACCAACGTATTGCTGAAATTAATTTAGACGCATCGTTGAAGTTAGAACTAACTGAACTAACAGAATTAAATGCTACTAATCGTGCAAACATGACTGCAGAGAATCAAGTACGTTTAGCAAATCTAAATGCTTTAATTGACTTTAAAAAGACTAATGCTACATTTACGCAACAAATGGAAATGGCTAATCTTAGCAATGAACAACAAATTACCATTGCTAATTTAACTGAAAAAGCTGCTGCAGACGCTGCAAACTTTACAGAAGCTAATCGTTTTGAACTGCAAAAATTAACTACAGCTGCACAGCTTCTTTCAACTAATGAGCAGTTACGATTAAATGCAGACATGGCTAGACTTAGCACAGAAGAACGTGTAGCTCTTGCTAATCTTACATACACGAATCAATTTGATTCTGCTAAGATGACTGCAGAAAATACTGCAGAACTACAACGCTATGAAAAGCAAATAGCTGTAGCTCAAAGCAATGCACAACTAGCTCAACAAATGGGACTAGCTGAGCTGTCTAACTCGCAACAAGCTGCTATGTTTAATGCACAAGTAAACGCTAACTTAGATATGAAGCAGTTTGACTTTGACCAACAAGTTGCGTTAGCTAATAGTGCATTTATGCAGTCTATGACTATTAAAGAGTTTGATGCTGAACAACAAGTAGCTATACAAAATGCTACAATGTTTGCAAATATGAGCATGGCAGGAGCTGACCAAGCAACAAAACTAGCTATTACTAATGCTCAGAACTTTTTGCAAATGGATTTAAGCAACCTAGCAAACAAACAACAAGTTGCTGTGTTAAATGCTCAAATGGCTCAACAATCTATGATTAGTGATGTAGCAGCTGAAAACGCTGCATCTCAGTTTAATGCAGCTAATCAACAACAAGCTAACCAATACATGGCAAGCTTAGGAGTGCAAATTGAACAGTACAATGTAAGTGCTATGTCAGCTAGAAATCAGTTTAATGCTGCTGAAAGAAACCGTCAAGCAGCAATTAATGCAGGTAACTTCCAACAAGCTCAAACAATTATGGCTCAGATGGAAGCAGACTTACTGAAGTTTAATGAGCAACAAGACCTTGCCCGTGACCAGTGGAATGCTGCAAACGCACAGGCTGTAGAGCAGTCTAATATTCAATGGAGGCGACAAGCAAATACTGCTAACACTGCAGCTCAAAACGCTGCTAACCAACAGAATGCTCAAATTGCGTTTAATCTAACTTCACAGGAACAAACACAACTATGGCAACAGTTGCGTGACGAAGCTGCGTATCTTAGACAAGCGTATGAAAACCAAGAGCAACGTAATGCACAGTTATATGCTACTGCAATTAGTAATGAAAAACTTGCAACTTCAACAAGTAAACTACAAGACATTTTAAACATATCAGTATAGGTAATTAAACATGGGATTTTTTAGTAAAGTTTGGAAAAAAGTAAAGAAAGGTTTTAAAGGAATTTTTAAGGGTATTGGTAAAGGTCTTAAAAAACTTTTGAAAGGTTTTGGTAAATTCATGGGTAAAATAGGTATTGTAGGGCAACTTGCAATGTCGTTTATATTGCCGGGAATTGGAGGGATGTTAAGTAAAACATTAGGTAAAGCGTTTACAGGATTAACAGGAAAACTTTTAGGCAGTAAAAATATACTACTAAAAGGCGCAGGTAAAATGCTAGAGGCAGGGGGCAACTTTGCAAAAATGGGACACTCTGCATTTAAAACCGTAACTGATGGTGTAAGTAGTTTTGTAACAGAAATGGGACAAGCAGCACTAAGCAATATTCCGGGAATTAAAACTATTCTTCCTAATATTAAACATAAAAGTTTTAAAGCTGCTTGGAACAATGTTCAAGATGAGTTTATGAAAAACACTAGTAAAGTTATGGATAGTTTTAATAATCTTGTAGGTAGGAACGTAAGCACTACTACAGCAAGTCAAGCAGCCGCAGTAGCTCAAGGTCAAGCAGTTACTGGAGAAGGTATAAGCGGAACTGCAGAAACATCATCTTTTGATGACTTTAAGCCTACAGAAGCTCCTGCTCCTATTGAAACAGTTCCGGGAACAGTTGAGCTTCCTAAAAACTACGGTATGGAAACTCCTGAGTTTACAATAGATAAGCCTACAGTTGATATAAAACTAGACCCACCTAAAGTTGAAAGAAGTTTATTAGATAAAGCAGTAGGTGTAGTTAAAGATACAGCAGGTAGTATTGTAGACGAAGTTAAACAAGCTCCGTATAAAATACCTGAGTATGCAGGTGAACTGGCTTCAGATGCAATTAAAGCAGAAGTTACGACAGCTATTGTAGGTGAAGAACAACCAGTACAAGAAGAGTACGCTAGCAGCGGTTATGTAATGCCGTATGAAGAAGTTACTGTAGGTCAGTATCAATCACAGGCTATTAATGACAGAGCTTATCAAATGGCTGTAGACCCTGTAGGATATGGAATGCAAAATCCGTTTGGATACCCTGCACAAGATTTTTACAAGCAACAAATGTTGGCATTTACAAGACCACAACCAATAGGATAATAAAATGGAAGAACTTAATCAAGATTTAAATGGAGCTTTTGGCAGACCAATTCCGGGACAGTCTTTAACATCTGACCCAAATGCCCCTGCTGCTTATGAACAAGCTCCTAGATATACAACTGTAGAGGAAGCTTCTAAATATTTATGGGACTTCATTACTACGGAAGAAGTTTACGTCAACATAATGGAAGGCGTAAATGAAGGCATTCCAGTAATGGAATACGTTAGGGTTATTCTATTTAAAGAGTTTACTGAAGGGGCGTTTAACCCAGACTTAATGATGATTATGGCTGAGCCTCTTGCATTTATGATTATTGCTTTGGCTGAGCGTCTTGATTTAGACATTGAAATTACTGGAACTGATGACGATGATGAAGATGAAGATGAAGAGCTTTTTGGAGTTGAAGTAGAAAAAGATAAGTTAGAAAAACTTCGAAACTCTGTTAAGTCAAGTCAAATTCCGGGAGGCATCTTAACAGCTGAAATGCAAGACGAACTTAAAAATCTTCCACGGATTGACAGTCTTTTAGACCCAAGTCCAGAAACAGTAGAAGGCGAAGATGTAGAACGTGTACCGTTAGATACACCTGTAACGCCACCTATACAAGAAGGGGTATAAATAATGAGGTCATCAGAATTAGGAGCGAGTTTATTAGCTGATACTCGTGAAAGAAATGATAAATTATCACGAGAAGCTGAAAGCAGAGCTAAGAAACAAGCTTGGAAAAACTTAGGAGCAAAGGTTCTTATTGGTGCTGTAGATAGTGCGTTTGACCAAAGACAGCAAGAGTTTTTAGACAATGAAACAAACATGGCTAATAAGCTTAAAATTAAAACAGCTAACAATCGTGCATCTCAAGTTACTGAAACTCAAGCTGCTCAAGATGCGTATGCAGGGGGAGTTGAAGCTTTCTGGAGTGCTAAAGCTGCGCCAATGGTAGAAGACCATATTAAATCTAATTATGAAGCCGGTACTTATAATGAAGCTACAAAAAATGTATATGCTAAAAATTTAGCTGACAAGTATGGCAGACATTTAAAAGAAGCTCACGATAAAGAATATGCTACTACGTTATCGTTTTTACAAACAACAGGTGGAGATACTGAAGCTTATAATCGTTTACTAGCTAGACAAAAAGGTAAAGGAATTAAAGGTTTTGTAGCTGAAATGATAGGAAAAGGAACAGGCTTTGTAAATAAAGATGCTGCTAATTTATCTAGCAACATGCTTGACAGCGCAGAACAAGTAATTCAATTTAAGAAAGCCCATGCCCAAACTAATGATGTTGGGTTGTCTCAGTTTTTAGCTAAAAATGACTTGTTAAAAAGAGAAGACTTGGGTACTCCAGCATCTAAACTAGGTAATTTTGTAAAACGTACAAACCACGTAACAGGTCAAGAAAGTTTAGTAGCTCCTCTTGTATCTAGAGACAAAGACGGCAATATAAAGGTTACTACAATCACAGCAGGCGATGAAGGATTTACATTTAGTAAAAGCGATGTAGCTATAGCAGAACAAACTTTTTCATCTATTGTTAATAGTGCGGTAGCTAAAAGAGCTAATAGTCCTATAGTAGCTGCAGGAATGACAAGCATGGAACAAATGCCAAAAGACGATAATGATACATTCCAAAACCATATTATTGACAGATTAACAAAAAATAATCAAATGTCACAAAGTAGTAAACATTTTGATACTTCTGCTACATTAGCTAAAGACCGATACTATGCAAATGTAGGTGCAGCTATATACATGCTACAGTCTCAAGGGTTTGGAGGCTCTTCAGGTCCTATTGCTAATCAACTAGCTTTAAATAGTTTAAGCACTCCTGTAAATAAAGTTTTAAGCGGTGCAGGTCAGTCTAATCCGTGGCACACTCTACACGCTACGTTTAATGCTGTAAGTAAAGAACAAACAGGAATACCTAAAAATACTATGACTACATTGGTTACAGAAAACTCATTAAATCTTTTAAGGTCTTATCGTAGCGAAACAACTGCCGGAAGAGAAAATATTGATTTGTTTTTAGAAAAAAACAGTTATTTTGAAACTATTGGTGTTAATGAAAAAGATGCTTTAAAAACAGCGCACATGGCAATTAAAAAGATAGTTGATTTCCCTAAAGAATTTGAAGGAATGTCAGACTCTCAAGCACTTTCAGCAGCTATAAAATAGGAACAATAAAACATGGCAGATTCTTTCTTTCAAGAACTTGAAAAGCAGGAAAACGTAAAGTTTGAAGATTTAAGTAATACTAGAGTAGCTGAACTAGAAGGGCAAGCATTACCTGCAGAATATACTATAAGTGATTTTGAAGCTGACCCTGCTGTTCAAGCTGCTTTTGATACAGTTACAGATTACTTAGGTGAAAATCAAACTTTAGGCAATGCTTTAATAGACTCAGGAGCTACTTTAGGTGAGCAAGATGACGTAGTTGAGTTTTTGCGTGACGATGCAGCTAGACTAGGTGCTCCTATTGCTAAAGCAAACATACTAAAAGATGCTCCAGAAAATGTAAAAGAAGCTTATCGACTAATGCAATTACGTTTTGATGCTGCGGAAGTTAAAGGTTTTGGTGAACAAATGCAGCGCATTGGAGATTATGGTGCAGACATAATTTTTAATCCTGAAATGATTACAACTTTAGGCAGTATAATAGGCTCTTCAGCTACATTTGGAGGTACATTTGCAGCTCGAACAGCGGCTAAAAAGACAGCACAGGCTGCAGCAAAACAAAAACTTAAAAAAGCTATTGCAGCTTCTGGAGCAGCCATAAAAGGCAACCCTAAAAAGTTTGCAGCAGCTATGGGGTCATACTACGGTGGAATGGGCGATTACGCTACTCAAAAATTAGACGTTAGTTTAGATAAACGAGAAGAAATTGACCCAACGTCAATAGCTATTAGTGCAGGTATAGGCGCTCCACTAGGTGTGGCAGGTTATGGTTTGTTTGCAGGAGGCGGTAAACTAGCCCAAAAGTATTTTCAAAAAGCTACCGACCCTGATGCTCCTGTACCTAATGAAAAAGCTGTAGAAATATTTAACGATGCTTTAGAAGGAGAGTTTCTTCCTAAGTCAGCAGGTGAATTAGTTGATGAAGCTTTTAGAATTAGTGGTACTACAACAACTGTAAAAAATGTAGGTGACAATTTAGAAGCAATGGCTGCTGATTTTGCTAAAAATCTAGGCGGTGGAGAGCAAACTAAAAAAGAAATACTGTCTCGCATTAGAACTCTTGCAGATGCAAATACTACAGATGATGTAGCTAGAAACCAACTAAAGCAATACTTGTATGAAACAGCTGCAAATTTAACAGGCAACTTTTTTGGTAAGCATTCTGGTATTTTATCACCACACCTAAAAGTTTCTGGCACAGCTAGAGAACTGCAAGAAAAACTAGCGCATGAGTTTGCAATTAAAACTAATAAAGCAGACCAAAAAATAGTTAGACAGGATATGTCAGAAGTTCAGCGTGAAGTTACAGGTAAATTTAATGAAAGGTTTAGAGCTATTGTAGATGATTTAAACTTAGCTGATAAAAATGGTAAGTTAGCTGAACAGATTAACGATGCTTTAATGATTTCATTGCGTAGTAATCGTCCTGTAAGGCACGAAGTTTTAGACGCAGAAACTAATAAAGCAGTTAATGCAGCTGCTAAAGGCGTTAAAGATTTGTACAATGACATGGGTGTAACGCTTAAAGAAATAGGTGTTATTGATGATTTAGTAGACAACTATGTTCCTCGTATGTGGGATAGAAAAGCTATTGAAGATAATCAAGCAGGTTTTGTAGATTTGTTAGTTCAAAAAGCAGGAATGAGTAAAGGAGACGCTAGACGAACAGTAGACTCTATGCTTGATATTAAAAATCAAATAGATAGTGGTGGAGGTAGTGGGCATTTCTTTTCTGCTAAACGTAAGCTAAACGACATTGCAGAAGACGCAGACTTCCAAGAGTTTTTAAATGGTGATGTTTTAGGTTCGTTACATGCTTATACTTTCCAAGCAGGTAAGTCTATAGCTAAACACCGTGTACTAGGTGTTAATAACGTAGACCAGTTTAACAAATTCTGGGTTAATAGAATTAAAACTGAAGTTCAAAAAGCAGGTGGTAAGTTTACTAAACAACACGAAAAAGAAATAACTTCTTTATATAAACATGCTACAGGTGAAGGACTAGAAAGATACGGCAGAACAGGTCAAAACATTGCGGATGCTTATGGTTTAGGTACTCGAATAGCTTATCTAGGCTTAGCAACTATATCTAGTTTAACAGAAGTAATGTTAAATTTGTCTCGTGGTGGATTTGTAAATAGTGTAAAAGGTTTAGGAGAAGCATTGAGCATAAGTCACAAACACATTACAGATGACTTGCAGAAAAAATTAATGAAAGACCATAACTTAACTGCTGCCGAAGCTTTGTCTGAAATGCGTAAGTTTAGTATTAATGTAAATCAAAACTTATCTCAAATAGGAAACAGACTAGCAGGTGATGACTTAGTTAATGAAAGAATGCAAGACATTAGCAATAAGTTTTTCCGTGGAAACATACTAGACCAATGGACTAGATTTGTACAAACTGTTTCATTTAGTACAGGTAAGCGTTTAATACATGAAAACTTAGAAGCTTTGTCACAATATAAAGGCGGTAAGCTTGACAAGCGTGGTCAGGTTTTAGCTGATGAACTTAAAGACTTAGGTATTGATTATCGTCAAGGTGTTAATTGGCTTAATGAAGGTGCTAAAACAAACACTAAATTTTATGAAGATAGCTACCTTAGAGGAGCTGCAAGATATACAGACGAATTAATTCTTCAACCTACAGCTGCGTCAGGATTAAAACCTAAATGGCATTCTAATCCTAAAACAGCTATATTGTTTCAGTTATTAGGTTATCCTGTAGCGTTTACAAACACTGTTATGAAACAAACAGGCAAACGAATTGCTAAAGCTCCTGCTCGTAATTTATATAAAGTTGTTCCTGCAGCGTTGATTATGACAGGTATGGCACGTTGGACTAACTATTTACGTACTGGTGGCAAAAGCGAAGAGGGTAAAGAGACTTCTGAAATTGTTTTAGATTCTATTACACGTTGGGGTGGTAACGGTATTATGTTTGATTCTATACAAAGAGCTAGAGAAAATTCTAAATACACTCAAAGCTCTATACCTTATCTTACAATCCCGTTTGGTCCTGCAGGTTCGGATGCTTTAAGTTTAATACAGCAAGGCGTAATACCTACAGCAGCTAAAAAAGTTCCTGTGTTATCTGGTTCGTATTTTGGAAATCAAATACTAGGAGAACACGTTGTTCAAGACTATAAAGCTAATGCTAAAGAACTACAAAAAGAAGTTTCTGATGCTATAATACCTAAATTTGATAGGGAAATAACTCCTATGGGTTATATGGCAGGTGGTTTTGTTAGAGCCGGAGTTAAAGCTATAACTGATTTGTATAAAAAACTACCCATTCGGTCAGAAAGTGGTGATGATGTAAAGGAAACTATACAAAAAGCTACTGATGGAATGTTTGATGATTCTTTTGTAAACAGAGAAACTGCTAAGTTAAACAACAGACTATCAGAACTAGAGCAAGAAGGAGTTGTTGATTTAGGAGATGTTGATGATTATGACTTTGTAAATGCTGTGCTTGTTAATGAAGTTCAAAAAACTCATAAGCCTGTAAAAGAACTAGAGAAAATACCATCTTGGAAAAAAGCTGTAGAAAGTACATCGCCTGAAGCAATAGATAGTAACTTTAAACAAGCCCGTAAAGATATGGGAATGTCAAAAGAACATCAAGAATCTGTCGAAACTATTTCAGCATTAAAAGATATTGTAGACCCTGACGGTGATATACAATACTTAGTCTCTGATATTATTAGAGATGTTAGAAATAAATATCAAAAGTATAATTTAGAACTAACTAAAGCAGAAAAGAAAAAAGCAGGCAGTGCTAAAGTTGATAAGTCTTTATCAGACACTCACGATTTTTTATCTGCTGTTATACGAACAGGCTATCATGGCGAAGCATTATCTGAAAGAGGTGCTAATAAAATAGCAGCTGATATACTTTCTAAACTAGCTGCTGAAGGCGAAATAGACTTTACAAAGTTTAAAACTCCTAAACTTAAAACAGATAGGTCAGACTTATCAGTCTTGCCAAAAGCTCAACGTGAAGCAGCTCAAAAGAAAATGGTAGAAAAGTCTACTGAAAAAGAACCAGTGTTTAGAACTGTTACTTCTTTTGAAGAAGCAGAGTATAACATAGCGTTTACATTCCCTAGAGAAATAGGTGTTCATGTAGGTACAGAAGGCTCAGCAACTACTATAGCTGTTCGTGGTTTACCAAACAACATGGCTAAAAGAGATTTAAAAGAAGCTATTGATAGCGGAACTTTAACTAGAGCTGAAGCTGCAGATAGATTTGCAGACCGTGAGCTTTTAAATCCTGACCTTCCTGAAGTAAATGAGTTTACTCAAGTAGCTGATGACATGCCTTTAGATGAAGGATACTTTGGTAAAATGATGGACGAGGGCGATGAAGTTGATATTAAACCTATTACTATGCAAAAAGGTTATATCGATGTTCGCAATCCTTTGTTTATAGACACAGACTTAGCAACTTGGGAAGCTGAAAAAATACTTATTAATGGTGATTGGGACGAGCAGTTTATGAAAGCCATTGAAGTTAGCGGTAAAAAACTATCAACTTCTCAACAAAAGAAAGTAGATGACTTGACTTATCGTGCAATGGAGTTTGAAAAAAATGACGGTGGGTCAATATTAGATGTCCAAAGAAATAACTTGAAGAAAGCTCAGTTAAATCTTGAGTTTAACGAGCTATTAGAAAACATAGGCTTTGATTCTATTATGTATAGAAATGAAGTTGAACGTGGACTGAAAGGCGAAGCTGAATATTCTTACATACTTTTTAAACCTACTCAGTTTAAATCAGCGACATCCAAAGCTTTCGATATGGAAGATATGCGTGAAGGATATAAAGGGGGTGGTCTTGTAAACGAAGTTTTCAGAAAAGATAAAACACCTAGAACTTTAGGTGAGCTTGCATCTAGAATTAAATTAAATTAAGGAGAAACATGAGCGACTTTAAATATTTTAAACTATCAGATTTTGACTGTCAAGAAACTGGTGAGAACAACATGGACGTAGATTTTATACATAAACTAGATGAGCTTCGAGCTGCTTGTGGATTTCCATTCTATATTACTAGCGGTTATCGTTCTGAAAAGCACAGCATAGAAGCAAAGAAAGCAAAGCCCGGCACTCACGCTAAGGGTATTGCTGCTGATATAGCTGTCAACGGTGGTGCACAACGCATGACTATTGTTAAGAATGCTTTGGCTATGGGCTTTACAGGTGTAGGAGTTGCACGAGGATTTATTCACGTTGATGTTCGTGATACTACTCCTGTGATGTGGAAGTATTAATGAAACGCTTGGTGTTTCTTTTGCTGTTTTCGGCAGCTGTAAGTGCGGATAACTCTCAAGAAGGTTCTTTAAATACCTTTCATGGAGATGGCAGCACTACAAATAGTAACAATAATACCGAAGACAAAAGCGTATCTAATACATATAATGGTGCAGGGTCTAGTTCTGAAATGCCAGTAGGCTCTGCAATTACACCAAGCTATATGTCCAATGGTATGGACACTTGTCTTAAAGGTACGGGTGGCTCTCTTCAAACAGTAGGCGTTGGTATATCTAGCGGCTCTTATGAAGTTGACCCGAACTGTGATAGACGTAGGGACGCTAAGCTACTGTCAGACTTGGGCATGAAAGTAGCAGCAGTATCAAGGATGTGTGACTCTCTAGAGGTTTGGAAGTCAATGTTTGTGTCAGGTACACCCTGTCCAATACTACAAAACTCTAGACTTGTTGCAGGTAAACGAGCTTATCTTGCAATGAAAATGAATCCTGAGATTTATATCCCAGACTACAACAAAAAAACTAAAGAATGGTATGACTCTATTCTCAACATTGGAGAAACAATTAATGAAGAACACGCTGAAGATGCTCCCTCTGTTAGCACTATGTTCCGTAGCTCAATCAAATGAGTTAGATAATTTAATAAACACTTCTACTGATATTGTTAATCAAATTGATAGAGGCGTTAAGTTAGTTGGTGCTGCTACTGAATACTCTTATGCAGGTAGTGGGTTAAGTGATGGCACACTATCGTCTACTGCACATATCAGTACAGAACAACTAGATGCATATAACAACGCACTATCTAGCTTTGCTGTAAACTATATGCCTTATGGTGACGTACAGACTGTACTAGAACTAAAGGCTGATACAGAACTTGATTTAATGAATGATGCTATTGGTACGTTTACAGAAGTTGTAGTTGATATGATTTCTGTACAAGAAGTAGCCACCAAAGTTGTAGAAGCTGAGTCACCTCAAGAAGAAGCTGAAGTACAAGAGTTTGTAGCACAGAATCAAGAAGTGCTAACAATCTCTCAAGACGATGTAGATACATACAATCAGTCTATTGATGACATTGAAACCCACGCTAACAACGCTAGTGCATTCCTAGCGGTGGCAAGTAACAAAGAAGCCGTAACATTTTTAGAGCAAGGCGCTGAGAATAACAACACAACTGCGGAGCAAGCTACTGTATCGTATAGTGCAGGTAATCAATGGGTTCAAATGTCTTGGGCTAATACTAACAACGCTTCTGCTGTATACCTTAACGGTCAAAGCTATGGTTTAGATATGTACTTTTCTGAGGCTGATATACTTACGGCAGGTAGTGAGTCTGAGTTTTATTTAAGCTCTCCATTAGCCATGCAAAATCATAACTGCTATATGTACGGTGAATGTGAATGAGTTTAGCTGATGCAGAACTAACAATAGGTGGAGTAAAGCTAAAAGGAATTTACATAGCTATTGTATTTTCTTTAGCTACTACAATAGGTGGTGGTGTGTGGACAGCCTCTAGTTTATACTCAAGACTAGAAGGTGTTGAAGGTTTATTTATTCCTAATGTAACGCCACTAGAAGAAAGAATTACACTAATAGAACAAGAGTTAGAAGCCAATGATGTTTCTAAACTACAGGGCAAACTTGCAGAGCTAGGAGTTAATTTAAAAACAATAGCAACACAGCAAGAAAAACTACTGACTATCGGTGACAAAGTAAACGAATTAGAAAAAGATATAGAGGGTATGAAAGCTACGGTAGCTAAGGCAGAAGTGTTAGCGTCTGATGCAAATAACCTAGAAACAAAACTTAAAAACATGAATAGGGAAATACAGGAACTGTGGGATGGTATGGACTATCTTGCAAACCCTTTAAAGTGAGGACACTATGATAAACTTAAATTCTTTGGTAGGTCCAGTTTCAGGACTGTTAGATAAATTTATAGAGGACAAAGACAAGAAAAATGCAATTGCGTTTGAACTATCGACAATGGCTGAAAGACACGCACAGGAGCTTGCGAAAGCGCAACTTGAAGTTAATAAGACAGAGGCGGCACATAAGAGCTTATTTGTGTCGGGTTGGCGACCTGCTGTTGGTTGGACTTGTTGTATTGGACTTGCGAGTCAGTACATTCTTATCCCGATGGCAAATTTTGCGCTTGCTCTTGCCGATTCTACCATTGAAATCCCTGTTTTAGATATATCAACTATGATGCCAGTGCTGATGGGTATGCTAGGTTTAGGTGCTATGAGAACTGTAGAAAAAACTAAAGGCGTTAGCCGAAACAAATAACTAAAGGAAACTATTATGCCCAACTACAAAAAAAGAAGTACATATCAAACTGGCGGTGCTGCAAAACCACAACCACCATCAAGGCAGCAAATGCAGCAAGTGCTTGGAAGAACACAGCCCCGTCTTCCTAATAACGGTTTCTCTCAATTCAGCCGAGAAAATAACGAAGCGCTATCAGCTCAACGTCAAGCTATGCAAAGAGCAGCAGGACTTGCAGCTTTAGGCAATCGTCAACGTGCTGCAGCCGCTAGAGCTAGAGCGCAACGTCCTGCTCAAGGTCCTAGTCGTGCTCAAGCAGCTAGAAATCAAGCAGAATACAACGCAGCTATGAGAGCTAGACAAGCCGCTAGTAGTCGTGGTAGCACTCCTGCAAGACCAAGAGTTCCTACTGCACAGCAACGAGCCGACTATCAAAGAATGCTGTCAGAAGTAAACCGAGGTCGTGCTAATTCTGTTCCTGTAACACCAAGACAACAGCCAAGACCACAAATGCGAACTCCAACGCCCCAAGAGCTAGCACGATTACAAGCAAATCCAAATAGACCAAATATGGTTAATCAAGTGCAGAATATGAATGTAGGAGCAGGTAGTGTATTTACACAACAAATGCAAGCAGAGCGTAGTAGAATCCAACAGCAGATAGCTCAACTCCAAGCAAGGCTACGACAACTAGGAGGCTAGTATGGCAGCTAAAAAGAAATCGACAGTAAATAAAGCAGGGAACTACACTAAACCTACTATGAGAAAGAACCTGTTCAATAAGATTAAGGCAGGTTCTAAAGGCGGTAAAGCAGGTCAGTGGTCAGCAAGGAAAGCACAGATGCTTGCCAAACAATATAAAGCAAAAGGTGGAGGTTATAAATGAAAGTTAAAGCACCTGATGGTTATCATTGGATGAAGCAAAAGAACGGCTCATTCAAACTTATGAAGCACAAAGGAAAGTTTGTTAAGCATAAGGGAGCAAGTCTATCTGCAGACTTCCCAATACAAAAGGTACATAAATAATGGCACTTAAAAAACCACAGAAGTCTTTAAAGAAATGGACTAAGCAGAAATGGAGAACACCTAGTGGTAAGAAATCTTCTGAAACTGGTGAGGTCTACGCACCATCTAAGACTATAAAGAAACTTAAATCAACCTCAGCAGGACGTAAGAAGCTTGCAGCAGCTAACAAAAAGAAACGTGAGGCTACTGCAAAAGGTAAACAACATGCGAGGCACGGACTACATAAAGGTAAGAAACGATGAGAGAAGATTATAAGAAAGGCGGTAAAGCTAAAGACTCAAGGCTAAAGAAAGCAGGTGTATCAGGATATAATAAACCTAAGCGCACACCCAATCATCCTAAGAAGTCTCACATAGTTGTAGCAAAAGAAGGCGATAAGATTAAAACAATTCGCTTTGGGCAGAAGGGAGCTAAGACAGCAGGCAAACCTAAAGCAGGTGAGTCAGCTAAGATGAAAGCTAAACGTAAAAGCTTTAAAGCCAGACACGGCAAGAACATCGCTAAGGGCAAGATGTCTGCCGCATACTGGGCTGATAAAGTTAAGTGGTAGGGTTCTTGAAAACATCTAGTTCAGCTTCTAAGAACTTATGCATGTTTTCTAATTTAGGTTTCGCATCCCTTATAATCTTGCGAATTAGTATCAAGTCATCTCCCTTGAATACCGTGTGAAGTTTATCTTCGGGGAGTCCTCCAATTTCTGTGAGGATTGCCCCCGAATGATTAACTATAATTCTAAAGGACAGAAGATTCGCTTCTTGTTCTTTAGGTAATTTCACACGCTCCTCCCACACAAGCTAGTTCTTGAGAGCCTGTAGTATTGTCTTCTTGTTCAAAGTAAACTAAGTCATTCCAGTTTACATTGCTCGGCATAGATGCTAAGACTTCATCATACTTCTCAGCAGTTATGTCCTCATAAGGAGCTTGCTGATAAACATGGTCACTAACTGGCAACAAACTAATACCCGAGCAAATATCAAAGTTATCCCATATCCACTGTGCGACTTGCAGATATTCATCGTCCGTATAATACACAGTAATACTGGGCTTATGCTCGCACCAGAAATTTTGGTACGTCTTCCACAGTTTTAACTGTTCCATTGCTCCTACTTCTTTTACTACTACACTAGAGTCAGGAGCTTTGACTGGAAAGCTATACACCACAGAAGACTCTGACATTACATCTTGTTCTACTGGGAATCCTGCTGCTTCCATAAAGACTGCCAGTGGGTCTTTTTTGTCTGAACGCACTCTGCGAATATAATAATTACTAAAGCGGGGGTGGATACCACTAGCACTATCAACAAGTTGAGAAACAGTACCGCTAGGCTTAACACATGTAATAGCCGCAGACTGTTCAATGCCAAGCTTTTTAGCCCACTTTTCATTAGTTTTAATAGCCACATCTCTCAAGTTCTCCAAAGTCTTTTCTAGTTTTTCTTGGTCTTCCTGACCAGACAATAGTTTATTATCCATAATGCCTGTCATGCTTAGACCAAGTAATGCTTCTTCAGCTGTGTTCTTGTGCCAGATGTTACGTAAGTATCTAAAGTCTGTAAGTGTAGCTTGTAGCGTACCGATAATAGCCGCTAGCTCTACTTTTTCTTTTAAAGTTTCTTCTGTATCATCTTCACGAACTACAACTTCAGATAGATTGCAGAACTGATTAGACCGTAGTATAATCTCAGAGCATGGGTTAGTACCGAAGTCCTGCTCAGAGTCTCTACGTCCGTTACGAGCTGCAATATTCTGAGCAGCTACACGGCTAAACAAACCACGTTCACCTGCTCTGCTTTCGTATAGAGTCTTCATTTCGTTAATGAATGCTTCGAAGTCAGGCTTCTCGGTGTATGCTACGCTGTTGTTAGCTAAACGTCTGTGACCATCTGCTTCCCACCATGCACCTGTTTTAGCTTTAGCCATACGAATGTCTGATAAGTTCGATAGACTTATAAGTGCTGAACGTCTAACGCCACCTACAACTACAATGTCTGCAACCTTACATACAACATCGTGACACTCAATACTAGTTAGCTTACGACCTGCTGCTTTGTGGAATACTTCTACACAGAAACGAAACAAGTCTTCAAGAGGTGCTGAGCCTGACGCACGACCACCAAAGGTCTTGAGTCTAGCACCCGCAGGACGTACTTTGTGCATATCCCACTTAGGTACTTTACCTGCATACAACATAGCAATCAACTCACGGAATGCACTAGCCCAACCAATCTTGCTGTCAGCTACTACAATCGTTGTGTCTGTATCGTGAAAGGTTTCTGCGACTATTGGTAGCTTATTAATAAAGTTACGCTCAACACTGAAGCCTACACCTGTACCACACATGAGTACATACATTAGCTCATCAAATGCTCTAGGTGAATCAATAGCTAAGTAACTGCAGTTAAACCCTGCTACGTTATCTTTGTCTAGTGCTTCACCTGCTGTCATCATACAGCGCATAGACGGCATAACCTTTTGACTATGTATACCATCATACAAACGAGTAGCTGTTTTCTTATCTATCTGCTTTCGATTAACCCAAAAGTCTACATACCTTTGTACAGTTTCTTCCCAAGTCTCTCGTCTGCCCTCATTAGAGAGCCAACGAGCGTACCTTGACTTGTGTATAAACTGTTGGTACTTATCCATTAAAATCTCCAAAGGTTATTGCTGCCCAAAACTCTTTGTAGAAACCTACAATATCTTTGCGGTTATCCCACAGTATCATTACAGGCACATACACTGGAGAGATTACAAACAATCCCAATGCTTTTAACGCTAGCTTTTGTTTTTGTGTCAATTCAAAACTCCAATCTTTACTCATCGTCTATTTCCTCCCAGACATTTCCAATCGTTATAGTGATAAAGGGCAGTAGTATTACTGTCCCACAAAAAGGCATTACATCGTGTTCGCCATCTCTAACTGTCCAAACAGGACGGCTGTCAGCAAACTCAATATCAAACCCTACTCCGTTTCTAAACTCAATCGTCCATAATCTGTTCCAAAACTGGTACGTCATATTCTTTCCTCATTTGTTTTTTTCTTGCAGTCTTAGCTTTGCTAGACCTCGTATACTTCTTAAACTTTTTTTTCCGAGCAAACTGATTCCTGCGCTCTTCTTTCCTGTCCATTACCACCAACCTAAGTTTTTAGAGTTATTTAATATAATCATAAAGCATGTGGCTATGTGCACAACCCACCAGAATGTTCGTATAAACGCAACAGTATCTGCTTGGCTGTTAGTCTCCCCAACTTTTTCTCCAAGAGACTTTGCCCATATACGCCACCACTTATTACGCTTCATGTGACTTAATTAGTTTATCTAAATACCATCTTGCTTTCTTTAAGTCTTCTAAAGCTTTGCCCTTGTAAGACATGCGCCATATATACTTTTGGCAGTTGCCTTTGAGATAACCTTGAAACTGGTCAAGACTCATAGACTCTTCAATAGCTTCAATGCATTCTACCTTACCTGTGTTATAGTGAGCAGGATTATTTACAGGGTCATTGTCCCAACAATCAGCAAAGTCTTCTGAGTCAGCAGTTACCTCTGGGTCTGTACCTCTAGTGCTATCGTAAACCCAATGCGAGTTTAAGTCACGCATGTACTCTTCAAATGTAGGTTCTCGTTTCATTCAAATGTCTCTCTCTTCTTTTTGTTAATCCAATCATCAGGTATACTATCTTCACTAAACCATCTAAAGCTATTTGCCTCAGCCCACTCAGCGTGGGAGCGTTTAGTGCCGTCCTTTCTGACCTTAGCCTGTGGCATCGGAGCATTAGGATTAGCAAACAGGAAAACCAGTTCGATGTCATCTGGCAGTGCTTTGGCTATCCATACGTACTTACTGTACTCAGCACTATCCCAGAACCGTCCTTTGGCTTCTAGTAATATCTTCTTACCGTTGATAACTCTTACAAAATCGGGTTCGTACTTATGCTCCACAGTATACTCTACCTTATCAACGTGATGCTCCCATCCGTCTAAAATGCCTGAGTGAAGTTGATACTCCCAATTAGAGTCGTAGCCCTTAACCAAATCCTTTTCAACTGGGCGTTTAACTCTTGCTTTCCTGTAGCCTTTCCTTATTTTAGCCATCCGTGCTATACCTTACGTTGCTGTATCTTCCAGTTGACATCAGCTAGTGTGAAGTCTTCTACTTGCTTGTCGGGAAAAATACGCATTAGTTGTTTTAGTTTTTTAATAACGTGACGCATTCCAAACACGCTACAGTATTTAGTTCCCATACCCCAAACGTGGGTCTGTGTTGGAAGCATCTGAGCCAAATTAGTTTTATTTACTTTGTTAGCTTCGTCATCCGACAACAGCGACTTAACCCACGCAAGTTGTATAGTTTCAGCGTGTTTCCGTATACGCTTACTTAGTCTTCTATTCATAGTACCTCTTCTACTTTGGGTTCTGCTACGACTTCTGTGAGGTATGCATACCCTGTAGAGTATTTAAAAGTCCTTAGACCTGCACCATCGTTAGCATCCTTGTGACATTCGTGTTTATACTTACAGTACGAACAACCTTTAGGCAATCTCATATTACCTTTTTTACCGTCAGGCACAGGAGTATAACATAGTTCTGGAGGTTTGTCAAGCTTTAAATTATCACGTAGCGTATTTATTGTAGTCTCTATATTAGGTTTATCTAAGTCATCAGGCTCAAACATACACAGCTCACCGTTCTCCTTGTTGATAACCAAGAACCCACCACCGTCTGTACCCTCTGCTTTCTCGTAACCTGCAAGCTGTCCGAGATAACCGAATGGGTCATCCGAATTTAACGTGCCGTTCTTAAACTTCTGGAACGCAAACCTAGATGCAGACTTAACATCTACTACCTGACCGTTAATCTTACAGTCCATGTGACCTACGATGCCGTTTACTTCTACTTCTTTTTGCTCGTCAGTTACTTCATGTCCTGCCATACGTACAAGCATAAGTACAAGCTCTTCGAGTATGTGTCCATACAAGAACTTAATCTGAGTAGGACCATCTACATCTCCTTTAGTATCTTCGTCACGCTTCTCAAACCACAACTGTCGCTGAGGTTTACCTACGTTAGACATACGAAGTGTGAAGTCTGTGTCACGTTTACGTGGAGTAGCCCAATGCATGATAGCTTCTTTCATAGATGCCATAGTTTCATCAAGCGCCTCCTCCGTTATTGGAAGAGGCTCACCCTGTGATACACTTTCTAGCATCTTATATATGTCAGGTACTACATTTTTAAGCGGCTTCGTGCTCATCTTCTATCTCCTTGAATGCTTTGATTACATCAGATGAAAACAACTTCTGCAAGTTTAGCAGATACATCTGGCTTGCACGGTTGTCACCGCCTGATACAGTCTTAAAGCTATCTAGTTTCTTTACAATCTTCTTGAGTGTCTTAGTATTAAACACAAGTGTACAGTATTCGTCATCACCAATACATAGATTATGAAACCAGTAGTCCGACTCGGTTGCATCAATACCTGATGGCTTACCATAAGACTTATACTCAATGCAGATGTTACCAGTCTTCTGCCACAAGTCACGCTCGGATTTTACTTCTATCTTTTTGTTAGTGAGCATATCCGCAATCTTATCTTCACGCACAACTCCATACTGCAAATCAATATCAAACTTCTTTCTGTCTTCTTTAGTGGGTTTCATGCCAACCATCTCCGATGTTGTAGTCCCCATCAAGAGGACAGTTTAAGTTTAAGTTCTTACCTGCCTGTATTATAGCTTCAATTCCTAACTGACCAACCTTGTCCGCTACTGATGGACGACACTCTATCTGCCATTCATCGTGTACATTAGCTACTATCTTAGCATCAATACGCTTGAGCCATAGATTGTGCTCAAGTATAACCAATGCTTCTTTCATAACTATAGCGCCTGCACCTTGCAACAATGTGTTGAGAGCAGCGTGTTCACTTCGTACAAAGAGCTTACGTCCGTCCAGACCTTTTAGAAATCCTTTCTTGCTCTCTCTTTGAACTCGTTGGATAAGCTGTTTAAATGATGGTAAACTATCAAGAAACTGTCTTCGCAGTTGTTTACCGACTGCCTTGCCTCGCTTAGCCACTGACCCAAGCTTTGCATCTCCTGCTCCGTATAAGAGGGCATAGATGAAAGTCTTTGCCTGATTTCTAGATTCAAGTCCTGCAAGCTTTTGGTTAGTTGTGTGAATGTCTCCGTTGAGTATTTCATTTGTATAGTCCTCATCGTTCATGTAATGTGCTAGCATTCTTAGCTCTAATCCAGAAGCATCAATGCCAACCAGTTTGTTACCAGACTTAACAGTCCAACAAGCTCTACACTCTTCACCATAGGGTGAGTTAGTGCTAGGTACTTGTGCCGTGTTAGGGTGGCTGTGTGTCATACGTCCTGTTACTGCACCGTTAGGATTGACGTACCCTCGTACCCTGCCGTCAGGTTCTACTGCCTTAATCCAACTGTTGACCTGCGCTAATCGTTTCTGTAGCATCAGGTACTTAGCTATCATCTGTGCTTCGGGTATGTCTTTAACCTTAGACAGTGTACCCTCGTCAACTATCGGCTGACCTGTTGGTGTATAGTTCTTAGGCTTCCAACCTGCCTCGACTAGATACTCACCTATCTGTTTACGTGAGCCTAGATTAAAAGGTATCTCTGTCTCACGCCTGATGGGTTTACCGTTTAACTCCATCTCCACCCACTCGTCATCGGTAAGGCGAACACCTTTATCGTCTTGGTCTTTAGCAGTCTTAGCTAGCCTGTTAGTCTTAGTATACTGCGGACTAAGAATCTGTACGTTTACACGAGGCTTGAATGTTTCATGCACTTCAGACTCAACTGCGGCTAGCTTCTCTTCAAACAAAGCTACAAGAAGCATAGCCTTACGCATATCAAACTGAAAGCCGTTGGCTCGTTGTTGCTCTACAATTCTAGCTACATCATGTTCTAGTCTGACTGACTGACCAGTAAATCCACGACTCTCCTTGCGTAGTTCGTTATAGACTTTAGTATTGAGTATAACATCACGCTTACAATACTCTAGCATCTCTTCGCAGTACGCATCCCACGCACCGTCTGACTGACCATAGCTACCCTTGTTGTATCCTAAGCGATAGCCCCATGATTCTAGACCATGACCACCCTCACGAGTAGGCTTAAACAATCTAGACAGTACAAGTGTATCTACAATCTTCTTGTCAGATAAATCTATACCCTCTACTTTCTTGAGGGCAGGTAGGTCATAGCCAATGATGTTATGACCTATAAGTTTTGTTGCTGACTTCAGGAATAAGTAACCTGCTTCGAGCTGTGTATTGTCAAACGTAAACACATCGCCTGTGTCTACGTCTTGTGCAACAATACAATATATCTTAGTAGGTTCTAGTCCATCAGCCTCAATATCAAATACTATATTCATAGTTCATCTCCATCAAGTTCTGCATAGTGGTCATCGTTAGGTATCTCTGATAGCCTGCCTGTCTCTGTGTCGTACAGTAGACCGCAAGCCACACCAACATCACCAGTGTATCTAGACTTTAGTACACGAACTTTGGTGGTAGATGCCTCTATAATATCTTCTGATTGCTGATTACGCTCAAGAGATATAACTGCATCAGATAGCTGAGCAATCGACTGACTACCACGAAGATGTGATAGACCTGTCTCAATACCATTCTCATGTCCACGATTACCATCGACACGCCTCAAGTGAGACACCAGTATCATACCAACACCTGTCTCTTCTACAAGGGAGCGCAGTCGGTGCATGATACCGTCAATAGCTTTACGCTCATCACCATCTAGTGCTTGGAGTACAAGCATGTGTAGATGGTCAACGACAACCCATTTACAATCTAACCCCACAATCAAGTAGCGTAGCTTGCTGAAGATGTCTTCAAGATGATTGACACCGAGGTGTGCATGAATCCAAACACGACCATCGTTCTCATCCATGAATACTTTCTTGTAGGTTTCGAGAAGTTTCTCTTCGCCTATATCTTCTTTGACGCTGTTGAGGTGCAACTTAGCGTTAGCTTCGATAGACATAATACCCTCAGCTGTACGACTCCAGTTCTCCTCTAGTGCGACAATACCTACGTTGTCTTCGGTGTGGTTGATAAGCCAGTGTTCAATCTCTCTAGTAACACTAGACTTACCTAGACCAGTACCACCTGTCAGAGTGACCAACTCACCCTGTCGCATACCCTCAAGCTTTCTGTTCAAGCCATTCCACGGATATGGTATAGAGTCTTTCTTCTCTGTCTGTAGCTTGCGATAAGCATCGAGCTGAGTAGATAGATTCAATATGCCTGACGGTGTATACGTCTTGGCATCCCAGAAAGCACTGACGAATGCTGTATGCTTTCTAGCTTTGAGCATATCGTTAGGGTCTTTGTAACCCTCTGGTAGTGTCATAATCTTAGCCTTGTTGGGAGTAAGAAGCTTAGCTATTTCCTTAGCACCTTTCTTACCTGCATCGTCTGAGTCAAAGCATATAACTACAGTGTCAAACGATTCCAAAAACTCTAGGCTATTCTTAACATCACGAGCACCTCCTTGTGCTCCTGACTTGATAGATACTACAGACCATTTACTACCTAGCAGTTCGTATGCTGCCATAGCATCACACTCACCCTCGACTAGAGTAATAAACTTACCGCCTGATTTGAAGAGCTGTTCTCCGAACAACCCTGTTTCTTTGGAGTTACCCTGCCACACAAACTGTTTATCCTGTTTGCGTATCTTTGTGGCTACTTGTTCTCCGTTACTAAAGAAAGGATAGTGATGGCTTGTAACTTGACCACCGACTGTAGTAGTAGATTTAACGCCATACTTCTTGGCAGTCTCTAGGCTAATACCACGGTCTGTGAGTGCGTTAAAGCTAGCACCATCCTGCTTCGGTTGATACCTTGTAAAGTCCGTTACGGTATCTTGTTGCACTTCCGATGTGCCATATTGTTTAAAATAAGTATTGCAACTAAAGCAATACGCAGACCCGTCATCGTTCTTCGATACTGGGTCGCTACCTCCGCACTCGTGGCACGGTAGGTTATGTTTAACAAATGGCATAAGCACCTCTTAGTTAGTTTCTGGTTCTTCTTCCGTATCCTCTACGATTGCTTCGTCCGTGAGTTCAGCTTCAAACAGAGCTTTGATATGCGTAGCTCCTGCTTGCATTACCTGTATCTGTTTGTTTAGCTCTTTGATTTTTGTTACGCTATGCTGAATGAGTTGGAACAATCCCTGTCCCTGCTCACCCAACAACGACACATCATAAGATGTGCCATCGTCAGTTTTATATGTGTAATGCATTATAGTTCATCTCCCATGTCGTCCTCTACGTCAAACTCACCACCGTCAACTGAACCGACAGACACTAAGTCTAACACTTGCATTGCTTGGAAGTCTAAGCCCTTAAAGGTTTTGCCTTTCCATACTGACTCCCACTCCTTGTACTGAACCTTAACCTTAGAGCCATTACCTACACGCTCATCAATAGGGTTCTTCTGTCCGTCTACTAGCTTAGGTGCAGAGCGAACCATACCATTAGGTCCATTGACTTTACGCTTGATTACGATAGCTTTACCCTCGTCCATATCTTTTGTAGGGAAGCCACGCTTCTCAAAGTCACTAGCAGTATCATCATCAACAACTAGATTAACCGTGTATACGGGTTCATAAGTTGTATTCGGTGTTGTTACACTTGCCCAATAAGCTGTTCCTGTTACTATTGCCATATCATTTTCTCCATGTGGTTAAAAATTAAAAAGGTATTATACTGATTTAGATTGCTGTTGTCAAGCACTATTTTGGATAAACGTGAGTTATTTCTATTAGTGCTGACACAAGAGTAGCGCCTACAATTACATCAATAGACGCTCCCAAAGCATATAAACTAATGCACACTCCCGCTGTGGTTATCAACTATACTACTCCATTGTTTAAGTTTAGATAATTTACTTTCAACTGCTTCCTGTAAAGGTTCTTCTTCTAAGAAACCATACTCAAGAAGCAGGGAAACCATACATAGAACATCCCCTGCCTCCTGAAGTATATTATCTAGGTGCTTAATCTCATTACCGAACCTGATAATTTTACTGCAAGCCATGCTTAACTCCGAGCATTCTTCCATAGTTATTACTAGAAGCTCACGCTCTTGTGGTGTTAACTTGTCGCTAAGCATTATGCCGCCCTTGCAAAAGCTTTACGCACAATCTCTTGGCGGTTAGCTCTGACCGAAGCAATGTTTCGGTTAGATGCTTTGGTGTACGCACCTGAGTGAGTAGACCAATCTGTAAAGGCATTGTACAAAGCCCAACGATTCTGACCTAGACGTACTTTATATCTATGGAAAGCATCCCAGATATAAGCTACGTTCTTACCAGTGCCTCTGTTCCTGTCAACAACTGCTGATGGCGAGTGGTGCTGAGACTCTTCGATAAGCTTTGGTGAGCCTACGGCATGGCATATTTCTTTGAAAGCTTGGTCAGAACTAACGTACTCGCCCTGCATATAACTCCACAAGTCTCTTTCATTGCTGAATACATCTAGTGCTTTGACGATTAGGTTAGCACCATGCTCTACGTTGAGGCTCTTGGTGTGCTTAGCTTTATATACAGCTACCTCACCACTAATGAAGACCTGTAGATTTGTACAAGCAGACTGTATAGCTGCGGCACTAATCATAAACGGGAATGTGCCGTCAATAGAACTAGTAGCAAGTAGGCTGAGAGACGCTGTATCTCCATCTGGAGTCTCATAAGTATGAGCAGGTAGAGTATATTGGACAAAGCATCTAGCACCGTCATGCGAAGTTCTAATGGTTTCTTCGATGTCTCTGGTGTTTAAATCTGAACGCTCAATGATAGAACGTGTAGAGTCTATCATCTTTCTAGGTGCTACTGGTTGATAGCCATGACCATGAACTCCTAGCTCTTGACCTGTATCGGTGCGATAGATAACAGACTTAGAGCTTTGCTTGGTAGCTGTACCTGCTCCATCATTAACCCAACAGCTATAAGTCAATGGCGTTGAATGTATATTGAAATCTGCTGACCCATATCCCTTATCTCTAAGGGACTGGGTAGCACCGTAGTTCTGAAACATAGGTGTTATGTTAGACATTAGCTGACTCCTTCGATGCCGTTGATGTCTTTAATGTTGTTGAAGCTGATAGCTCTAGAGCCACTGTGCTGTAGATAGAAGCCCCACTTGTAGCAGTGTAAGATATTAAAGCACTTACCCTTGCTCATTTCGAAGCGGTTCTTAGAGCTTCTGCGTCTTACAATAAAAGACTTACCGAATAGTTTACCGTTTTTCTTACCGCTAAAAACGAGTGAATGTACTGCTGATGCTACAAAGTTAAACAAAGTTTCCATAGTGTTACGCCTCGTGTTTTAAGATTAAGTTTTCGTTTTGTGTCTGTTCAAATGCATACTGGTCGGCATAGCCATCTATATAATCTGGGTTGCCGTTGTAATCACAGGGTAGTCCATCAATACAATCTTGTACTCCTCTATCATATTCGCTCATTAGTTCTCTCCTTTGACATATTCTCTATATCCTTCTTCAACTATTATTCGAGCAATGATGTAAGCACCACCATGAAGTACACCCTCTGTGCTAGCTTCATCATAGCTATGACAATAGATATGTTTAGACGGCTTGCCTTCGTACAATAACTCTACCGACCATGATGGTAGCTTATCGGTTGTCGAGTTGTAGATAGTCATATTCTTCTGCCTCCGACTTATATCCTTCAAGTGCTTCTTTGGGTAGCATCGACAGCAGTTCATATATCGGTGCTAAGTCTTTGTTTTCTATATCTTTTTCAATCTGGTTGATAACATCTAATACTAAATCTTCCATAGTCTTATACCTCGTGCCATACATGGGTTTCGCTATTCTCATAGCCACCGATAATGTTATTCATGTTCTGTAATTCTTCAATTACATCTTGTTTACTGAAGCCTCTGTTGATAGCATTATCACCATAGACTTCTTCGAATACTGCTTCAATAAATTCTTTATTAGTCATAACTATATCTCCTGTACGTCTTTTATTTCACAATCAAACGAATCCCAAACCTCATAAGTCTTATCGTCATAATCACCTTGATAAACTTTATCTCTGGCTTCTTCGGGGCTTTTAGCCTCAACATCATAGCTATACTCTACTGTTTCAGTCATATAAACTCTAAATTTTTTCATAACTCTATTCTCCAATCAAATAAGTGTAGTGGACTTCGCTAACATGGTTAGCATCTTGCCACCTGTTAGATTTTGTAGCTAGATTCTCACACCATGAGTTCCATAGATTATCACAACCATAAGCATGACACAAATCTATATAGGTTCTGGTTCGTTGGTCGTTAGCTTCCATAGCTTTCAAAGTCTTAGGCTTTGGATTCAGCTTCAGAATCTTAGGGTCTACGTTGTACATCTTAATGTTATGAACGTCCATACAACCAACCATTCCTGCTATTAGCTGACAGCAGAACCCTGCTTTAGGTAAACCTAAGCCGTCAACTCTAAGGAAGATTGTCATCAGGCTGAAAGCCTTTTCGTCATAGCTCTTACCAGAGTTAAGGACTGCTTTGACTTGGGCAAACATCTTATGTTTATTCGACATAAGATATTCATAAGTCTTAATCTTGTTGCCCCAAAGAAACTTGGAGTCTAACTTGTTAGCTCTAACGTCAGCCATCTGCTCACCGACTGACAACCAGTTCTGTTGGATTGATAGAACTACCATGAGTACAGTATCTGCCATGTTGTTAGCATTACGCTGAGAGTATTCCTGAACCGCTTTACAGTGAGTGTTGAACATCGCCATCTCCTTTTGTGAAGAATAAATAATTAGTAAGTTCGTAAGAAACTTACTTACTAATTATTTATCTTCATTTTAATTATCTAATTGATTTAGTATTAAAACTTTCTACAGCTTCTTCGAAGGTTAAATCGTAATGTCCCCAGAATATCATACAGCCATCTTCAAAGCTAACATCATGGACTGCATAGCAGTTATCTTTAAGTCTAGGGCTTCGTATCATAGATATAACTACCTGCTTCTTATCACAATATCTAACAACATCAGCATCAATAGCTATATCTAAATGGTTTGAAACTTGCATAAGTCTATTCATTGTATTAACTCCTTACAGTGTATTTCATAATCTAAAGCTATGGGATAATCTTCTGAAATTTCACTATCTTGCAACCAATCCCAAACCATATCTTCGGCTTCTATATTACTATTAGCATCAACCATTATTGAGCCATTTTTAGAACCAGTGTAATATACTTTATACTTTTTCATAACTCTATTGCTCCTTTCTGAAGTAAGAACCTATTTGTACATCATCATAGCCTATTCGTTTCCAGTCATCAGCTATATCCATAGCTTGTTGTTTATTAGATAACTCTGGGCTTACTTCCATACCACCAACCCAAACTGTATAGACTTGTATATCACTTTCTAAAAACTTTTCCATAACTATATACCTCGCTCGTTGAATAGATTTATATTATACAGGACTTCCTTGTCCGAGTCAAACGAATTGACTATTTACATAGTCAAAGCGTCAAGGATTTTGTCAAGCTTTCTGTCGAGTATATCTACTCGTTTCTCAAGTTTCTGCATTTTCTTGTCGGAAGCCGTAGGCTTAGCAGTAGATTTAACTTCTGTCGCCTTCCCCTTCGGGGTAGATTTCTTCGAAGACTTAGCAGTCTTTTTAACTGTCGAAGCCTTTGGCTTCTTGATGAGAGACATGAATTGTGGTGGAACACAATCCCATTCAAACCACTCAGTGGCTTCGCCATGAGTCATATAGCTATCGCTATCCTTGTAGTGTTTGTTCAATATAGCATTGAACACTTTGGTTAAGCCATATCTCTCCGTAGGAGTCTTACTAGCTATATTAGCGAAATGACAAGCTACTCCGTAGACTTGACGTTGTGTTGCAATTTGATTGTTGTCGATTTTGCTGAAAGTTGCTGAAGCCATATTAGTTCTCCAAAATGTAAAAGTTGTTAGTTTCGTTAGAAACTTACTAACAACTTTTTCATTTGGAGAACTTAGTAGACCTTTAAAGACATTTTAAAGTCTTTAAAGGTCTAAAATTTGTTCAAAATTTATTATAAATAAATTTCGTGTGCGATAGAATTATGGGAGACTTTAAAAGTCTCAAGAGTGGATTTAAGCGAAGCTTAGAAATGCTTGTAAGTCGTTGAAATTTTTGGAGATTGCCAAGTAAAGCGTAGCTTTAAAGACTCGAAAATCTTTGCCCTAGTTTTGTAAACTAGAGAGTCTGTAAAATCTTTAGAGATTTTCAAGGGTGTGCGCTCGATAGATTCTTTAGAATCTTAGAAATTTTTGAAGTCTTGAGAGACTTCAAGGGGGTGGGCAAGTCGCCATAGGGGGTACTAGGGATATATACTCAATCTTATACATTTTTGGAGGGTGTAGCATGTAAACCAGACAGGTCCGCAGCTTCATAGGGCTTTAAAGGCAGGAGCTAAAAAGCGGGTACATAGATAAGCATGATAAGCCATGCTCCATCATCTATATATAACCCGGGGGGCTATATGTATATTATACCCGTAGATTCGCAATCTGTCAAGAAATTTCTTCTTTTTTTGCCTTTCCCTTAGAAAGTGCTTGACAAACCTTAATATTACGGGTATACTATAGAGTATAACTATACTTTTATAGTTCGCATAGGTTCATGCGTGAAAAGAATCGTAGAAATCCGATTAGGAGATATACGATGACTAAAGAACTAGTATATATTTATAGAGGCGTAAAATACGTCAAAACAATACAGGCATAAATGGATGGCAGAGAAACAACTCACTACAAAGCAGCAATCATTTTTAGATAATCTTACTAGCTGTGGTGGTGATGTAAAGACAGCTGCCGAACTTGCAGGATATGCAGAAGGTACACACTACGCTGTAGTTAAAAGCCTCAAGTCTGAAATACTAGACATGGCTTCTAACATAATGGCACAGAACGCACCTAAAGCAGCTTCTAAGCTTGTTCAGATTATGGATAGCCCTGAACCAATACCCCAAGCTAACATGCGTATACAAGCAGCACAACAGCTTCTAGACCGTGTAGGCTTAGGCAAGACAGAACGAGTTGATGTCAATGTTAATACAGGTGGTGGTCTATTTATAATCCCTGCAAAACAAGAGGTGATTATAGATGGAGAATATGAGGAGAACGAGTAGCACTATACCGTTTGGTTACAAACTAAACGAAGACAACTCAGAGCTACTAGATGCAATACCCGAAGAGCTACAAGCTCTAGACAAAATACTACCACTAATAAAAGACAAGACATTGAGCCTACGAGAAGGCAGCCTGTGGTTGACACACAAAACAGGACGTTCAATATCGCACATGGGGCTAAAGAAAATTGCAGAAAGAAAATGATTGGGACATTAACCCCGACAAGTACCTCAAAGACGAGGACGGTAACTTTAAACTAAAACGTGACGGCACACCTCGCAAGAAGGGTGGCAGAGCTAAAGGTTCAAAGGGCAGGGGTTATAACTACCACTCAGAAACTAAAGCAAAGCTAGCTGCTAAAAAGAAAGTAAAAGAAAAACAAAAGAAATTAACAGCAGCACAAAAGAAAGTTGACAATTACAAGAAGTCTATAAACGCAACAAAAAAGACTCTCAGCAAACTCGAAAATGAGAACGCAGATAAACTCATAAGCGCCAACGAGTTGGATGACATCCCACAAGACTTGCAGTCTGAAGCACAAGCGGATGTTATCTTTGTGGCTAACGCAGGTCCTCAAGAGGATTTCTTGGCAGCCGGTGAAGTAGATGTATTATATGGTGGTGCTGCAGGGGGTGGTAAGTCATACGCAATGTTGATTGACCCCCTCCGTTTTGCACACAGAGGTGCACACAGAGCACTAATACTCAGACGCTCTATGCCAGAACTGCGAGAACTAATTGACAAAAGTCGGGAGCTGTACCCAAAAGCATTTCCCGGCTGTAAATACAAAGAAGTAGAAAAGCTTTGGAACTTCCCAAGCGGAGCTAAAGTAGAGTTTGGATTCTTGGAGCGTGACGCAGATGTATATCGCTATCAAGGTCAAGCATATAGTTGGATAGGCTTTGATGAGATTACGCACTTACCCACAGAGTTTGCTTGGAACTATCTAGGTTCACGACTACGTACTACAGACCCTGAAATTGAGCCGTACATGCGTTGTACAGCAAACCCCGGTGGCGCAGGAGCTAACTGGGTTAAAAAGCGTTACATTGACCCTGCAGTCCCTAGAGACAGCTTTAGAGGCGCTGACGGGCTAACAAGAAAGTTTATACCTGCTAGGTTACAGGATAACCCATACCTAGCACAAGACGGTAGATACGAACAAATGCTAGAAGCACTACCGCCTGTACAGCGTCAACAATTACTTGACGGTAACTGGGACGTAGCAGAAGGTGCAGCATTTGTAGAGTTTAATCCGTTTGACCATGTAGTTACACCTTTTGAAATTCCATTAGGTTGGGAACGAATTAAGGGCATTGACTACGGTTATGCATCAGAAAGTGCATGTGTATGGGGAGCAGTTGACCCTAGTGACGGTACATTG